GATCGAATGTGTAGATAACATAACCACCAAACATTCTAGCGGCAAGTTCTACATAGCCTGCATAGAAGTCATACGTTGCTAATCCACCTGCATAGTTATAGTTCAACAAGTAAGTGTTTAAGATAGCACTTGAGAATGGATCAAAGGATGATGCTCCAGGACCTGTTTCAAGACCAATTGTTCTTCTAAAACATTGTCTAACATTAATAAATTCAGTAGGGAGTGTATAAGTGTCTTGGTTCTTATCAACAGTTAACAATGTATATGATTCTTGTACTGAATTTTCTGCACGTTGTCGGTACGTTCTCATTGCATAATTATATGCGGCTTCGTAATGTTCTGGATCTAATTCTAAATCAACAATCCCATCGCCCAGCCTATAACGGATATTATCGAACATTGCTTCTTTAAGTTGTTCGAGATTTTCGCTATTCGGTACTGCTAATTGCTCTGATGCCATATTGATAAATTCCTATTTCTAGTATTTATCAGTCTAAATGTTTTTCTGTTTAATATAATTGTACAAATCCGTGGCTCTGGCTAAATGTGCGTCTGCTCCATGATGACCATATTGGGCATTTGGGTTCGTCATTTTTTCTTGTTTGTACTTTTCATAGAATCCAAAATTGTTATCTCTATATTTGTAATATCGTATTGCATCGATTTTTGTCAGATAAGAGTGTATATGTTTCATATGATCGTTATGGAATGCAAGGCCAGAGTTAGTCATAAGATATCTAATATTTTTTGATTGAAAGAAGTATTGTAACGACAAAGCATCTTTAGCAAGAAGCATTTCCATAAAAATTTCAGACTGGATCATAAATTCTTGTGATACTCTAAATGGTTCTTGCTCATGGAAAGCCACTGATTTTATATCTGTACTTGCATTCACTTGTAACGCATCTACATATGAAGGGTCTGCCCAATCAGCACAAGTATCTTGGTCATAACCAACAGCATGAGGAACAGGTGCTTCTATTCGACAACTCTCTGCCCAATTGACTAAGACAAATATATTATTTGATTTGTTTCTCGTAAGTTCTTTATTGAGTGTAAACCAATTCAATACACTACGATGAATTGCACTATTAGAAGCACCATTACGTGCTATATTAATAGGCTCATGATCTATCATACCTGCTAGTACATTACCAAAACTTGCTTGACGATTATCTGTACTAGACAAAGTGCCATCTATTTCCGCTCCAGCGGCGTGACTACACCCTGCAATTACCATATAGTTTGCCATCTATTAAAACGCCTTTAAAATAATCATTTGATCGTTGAAACGACCTTTGGGTTTGACTTCGACTGCTTTAATAGAATCAAAGTACTTTCGTGCCGCTGGCTTACTGCCCATAATTTCTTTTATTTGATCATGAGGTTTACGTAGAGTTTTGATTGCACTTAGTATTGGGTCAAATCCATAGAGTGTGTTGCCTTTTACAAATAATGAACCACCGAAGTCATCAGCCATGTAATGATGCAGTTTACGTTTTTGTGTATCATAGCACCAGGCTTCTTTTGCATGATGTAGCAGAGTGGGTTTAACACTTTCTAGTTTAAGTTTCGTTGAAGGACACTCAAATAGTTTTTGATACTTGAGTTTTGCTACTTGCTTTTCAACTGGTACTACTTTACGTTTACGTTTTGCCCTTGATTGTATCTTTAACGTTGCATAAGCGTTTAATGTACTGATAATTGCTTCGTATGCCTTTACAAAATTCTTTAGTTTTGTTTTAGTAAAACATGAATAGGCTTCGACTAGTTGTTCATCTTTTCCAAGTAAAGCCTCTTCAATCTCCTCTTTTTCTTTCTCGTAATCTGCAACTAACATAGGTATATGTGTTGCTAAAGGATTGAATTCATTAAGAATGAACAAGATGCTATTTTTAAACTTGCTGTCTAGTTTTACTTCATCTTCTATAAATAAATCGATAAGACCATCAATCTCTCCACCAGCATCAAGGAGTTTCTCTTTCATAATATCTTGGATAGATTTACGTTTGGGTTTTTCTTTTTCATCTGTATTTTCTTCTATAATCTGTTGTTCGTTGTACCACTTAACAGAAGGTCGAATTGAACGTTCTTCGATAAACTCTTTTTCTTTATCTGACATAGGCCACCCACGAGACACTGCCATTCTACAAACTGCACCGCATGTTTGTGATGAAAGATGATCAGGTGCTTTCTTAAATGCCTTCACCTCTTCATCTCGTCCTTCTTTAACTAACCATTCTTGTATGTATACTACCGATTTTTTAGTATCTAAAATTTTGCTGTACCAATTAAGTGCAGAACCTAATAAACTTTTACGATTATCTTCAGTGACTTCGCCTTCAGCATATTTGGGTTCAGGACCGTAGTATTGCTGATCGAGATCAGATAGTCTTATCTCGTTCGGGTCAATCGTTTTTCTAACTCTACGTTTTGCCATTTGGCACCTTCATAAATGAATGTTCATACTTAGTGTCTTGCATTGTACATTAAATTTTTTTTCATATCAACCTTTTGTTTACCCAAATTCTTCAGGATCTAAAGGTTAGATAAATATATATATGCCAAGACTAAGTTTATACCGGGAAGAGAAGCAAAACGATTACCGTTTTTTAGACAGAAATATTTCTGAACAACTGACTGTGGGCGGTACTGCCCTATACATTCACAAGTATGCAGGACCATTAGATCAAGGGCCCTCAACGGACTTTACACAGCCTGAATACAGTGCTATGGACCCAACAAATATACAAGATTTGTTGTTTTTAGAAAACAGAGATCGAAAATATGAAAAGGATATTTATCGATTACGTGGGCATTATAGTGTACAAAACTTAGACTTTGATCTCAGTCAATTTGGTTTATTCTTAAGTAATGATACTATTTTTATCACAGTTCATTATAATGACATGATTGACATTATGGAAAGAAAGTTAATGGTAGGTGATGTTATTGAATTACCTCACTTACTTGATTATAATCCATTAAATGATGATGCAACAGAATTCCCAACAGCATTAAAAAGATTCTATCAAGTTACAGATGCCAACTATGCAAGTGAAGGTTTTGCAATTGATTGGTACCCTCATCTATGGCGTATTAAATGTGAGAAACTTGTTGATAGTCAAGAGTTTCAGGACATCTTACGTGATCCAATTGACAAAGACAACTACTTAGGAGATTGGGACAAGAACAAAACTTACCCTGCAGGATATGTAATGACATTTGGTGCTAAAAACTATATTGCATTACAAGATGTGCCTACAGGAACTAAACCCGGTGCTACTACTCCTGATCCATATTGGGAATTAGATACAGGCAGAACTCTTAAAGATGTCTTAGGTCGTTATAATGAAAATATCAGAATCAATGATGCTAACTTAAAAGAAGCGGCACGAATTGTACCGAAAGCAGGTTATGATACATCAGACTTATATGTTGTTCCTGGATACGGTATATATGAAGCAAACGGTGTACTATCAAATAAAGAAAATCAACCCGCTCCTCCAGTAGATATTCGTACATGGATGCCTGGCAACAGCCCACTCAGTGCGACCGGTGAAGTTATCACAATGAAAAGTGAAAAGTACAAGTATGAATCAACTGGCATAAGAATTCCTAAAGAAGTCATGGAAGTTATGCAGACTAAACATAAAGAATTTGAATGGGACTTAGAAACAATGATAGAGAAGTTTGTACAAGCAAACTTATCAATCGCAGTTGAAGCACCAGAAATGTCTTCTACTGGCTCAGGTCAACTAGAAGGGACAAAACTCTTAACAATTAATATTACGGGCCCTGTAACAGGTCCATACGGTACTGCTGATAATACTTACGCAACAGCAGACCAAGACCCAACAGCATCAGGATTCACAGGTACAGAACCATATGGTCCTAACACAATGGACTATCGTGCAGACTGTGATCCTCGTTTTCAATACATTGCAAGATATACACCACGTGACTTCGGTTACTCAAGTGGTTACTTAACAGGTGACGCAAGTCCACCTAATGGTCTGCCTGCAGGAGCAGGAATATCATTCCCAGCATCACCGAATGTTGGAGACTATTTCTTACGTATAGATTATACACCAAACGTTTTATATCGTTGGTCAGGTGTTCTTTGGTTAAGAGTTAGTGAAGATGTAAGGACAACAACAGGCTTTACAAATGAAGATTATTCACAACTATCAGACTTTATTAATAACGATGCAACAATTTATGTAAATAATGATGGGAAGATAGTTGACTCTGCTCAACCGCTAAGTTCTCTGTTAAACATAACACCAGATGATAATCCACCAAGTGACGGGACATAATGGCACAATATTTTTACGACAATCAGATAAGAAGATTTTTATTACAGTTTGCTAAGATTTTTAGTAACTGGTATGTAACAGCAGGAAATGATCCTAACGGTAATCCTATACTTGTTAGAGTACCAATTCAATATGGCGATGCTAGTAGACAGGCCTCGACTATTATTGCTAACAATTCAGCATCTAACTTACCCTCTGCCCCTCTGATTACTTATTTTATCAATGGCTTAGAATATGATCAAAGACGTACACAAGAACCTTTCTTCGTAGAGAAACAAAATATACGTCAAAGAAAATATGATTCTGGCTCACAGAATTACGGTGACGAACAGGGTCAAGCATTTACTGTTGAGAAGTTGATGCCAGTTCCATACACACTTCGATTACAAGTTGATTTTTGGACAACTAACTATCAGCAAAAATTAGAATTGATTGAGCAATTAGGAACATTGTTTAATCCGTCATTAGAAATTCAAAGTACAGATAATTTTGTAGACTGGACATCGTTAACAGTTGTCTATCAGGATGGTTTAACATTCTCATCTCGTACCATTCCACAAGGAACAAGTAATCCAATTGATGTTATGTCATGGAAGTTCTACTTACCCATGTGGATTACTACATCTTCTAAACTTAAAAAGTATGGTGTTATTAATAAAGTTATTGCATCTATTTTTGATGGGAAGACATTACAAGATATGTCTGATGATGACTTGTTAATGGGAACAAGACAAAAGATTTCTCCATATGGATATCAACTGTTGTTTATAGGTAACTCATTACAATTGTTACCCCAAGATATACCTGAGCAACCATCTAACTTAACATTAGAAAAACCCGTCAATCCAGATACAGATATCTATTGGACATCAATCTTAAATATGTACGGTGCTTATCGTCCAGGTATCTCACAGATTTGGTTAGACAATCTATATATGGAGAATGAGATAGTAGGGACAATAGTAGTTGATCCACTTGATGATCGTTATTTAATTTTTCAAGTTGATGTAGATACATTACCGCAAAATAGTTTAGACCCAGTTAACTCAGTTGTCAATCCTCAAATTGCAGGACCTAACTCAGGCTTACCGGGACCTGTTCCTAATGTTAGATATTTACTAGTGAGTGACATTGCATCTAATACTGCATCATGGGGTACAATCATAGGAAGTCAAACAGGTGAATCAACATTACCTGAATCTCAAGTTGCTACTACTCTACTTCCAAATGTGAAATATCAAATTGCGACTCTAGGCACAACAGACTTTAGAAACTATAGCGCCGCAACTAATACTGTTGGCACTCAATTTACAATGAACAATGTACAGCCAGAAGGTACTGGAACTGTGTACACTGTTGTTGAAGCAGGAGCGAATGATATCTTACAATTCAATGCAGATATTATGACTTGGTTTGTTTCATTTGATGCAAGTATGAATTCAACATCAACTGCTTTAGAATATGTTACTAATCTAACAACAGAAATTCAATATCGTTGGGCTGATACCCCTGCAGACTCTGTTCAACCCGGATTGCCTGCTCAATGGATGAAGTCATACGAAGGCTATTATAACGAAGGTGATTACAGTATAGTTATTTAAGGGCAACCCAGTCACTTACTAAATAACTGTATGATCATTATTAATCAATCTGCTGGTATTTTCTTTTACAGTAAATCAACTGCAAGATCACTTTATCTATTAAGAAACGAATCTAAAAATCCTACTTGGTCTATACCCGGTGGCAAGATTGAGAAGAATGAAACTTTACTTGTAGGATTAAAAAGAGAATGTACAGAAGAAATTCAATATTGGGACGATGATTTTAAATTAGTCCCAGTTCAGAAATTTGTTAACAACACATTTGCATATCACACGTTCTTTTGTGAGATTGAAAATGAGTTTGTGCCTATACTTAATGATGAGCATTGTGGGTATGCTTGGGTAGGTGGAGATAGATACCCAAAACCATTGCATCCAGGACTATTTTCTACTATTCAGATTGATAATGTAGCAGAGAAGTTGTCATCTCTTAAGAATCACTCATATAACACCCTCACAGACGTTCTCTGACACCTTAACATGTTTATCTGCATAGATATATGTTTTTCTTTAAGTGTGCTTAGAGAGCGATATATGAAGTCTGAGGGTATTGACCCAAAAAGAAAGGGTGACTCGAGGGCACCCCTTCCTAAACTTTATAAAGTTTTAGTGTGACATATACAACTCGATTACTGCGTAACCTAATGTGCCAGCTACCATACCTGCTCCGATAAGCATCCATCTCCAACGTTCTAAGGCTGTAATCTTAACAGCCATTTGATCATGTGAATTCTGATTAGACTTTTGATGGTCAATCAGTATTTTATGAGTGGATGCATTACCCGATCTGATTTCTGTTTGGACTTCTTTTATATCATCCTTAACAGCCTGCAGTGAGGTATCGAACTTCTCATCTAAGTTTTTAAACTCAACTTTGAGAACAGCAATATCAGTATCATACTGTTGTAATTGCTTCTGTGCGTTATTCTGAGCCATCTATTATGCCTTGTTTACTGTTACAACTTCATACGGTACACCTGTTGAAGGGCTAGCCGCTTCTGCTGATCCGAAAGTAGTAAATACTGGATCACCATTTGCAAGTGTAGCATCACCGCCAAACTCTGTACCAGTGTGATCACTGAATGACAAGAGGTTTTCTGTTGCGGCACCAACATCTGTTGATAATAAACTAAATGTGTTTGCTGTCAAAGCCGCATTTGCTAGGTTACTTGTAGTACAGATTGCACTAGAACCTGATGCGTCTTGGCATAGATACTTGAATTTACCTTTCTGACGAACAATAAATCCTGCTGAATCTGTTGCTTGAATCCATGCTGAATCCTGAACTGCTGAGCCTGCATTTGATGTATCTAAAGTAATAACTTCTTGTGTTGAAGTAACTGCTGTTGTCTCATCTGCTAACTGAACTTCTGGTCCTGCTGTACCGTCAACTAGTTGACTTGCTGATACTGTGTAAGCATCTGCGTTAGCAACATTCTTAACAAAGTAAGTTGTGTTGGCAGCCAGTCCGCCGATTGCGATATCGAACCAAACGGGCTTGTCTACTATTAAGTTTGTAGCAGTACCTGATGCTCCAACAATGTTACCGGTTACTTTTGTGTTTGCAACAGCAACAGTGACAACATCAATACTACCTACTAAACCAAGTTGTTGAGTCATAACAGTGTTATCACCGCCCGTAGTATATTCTACTGAGACAGTATCACCTACGTTTGTCAAATTAGTGAAATCTGCATCTGCTGATCCATACATTTGATCTGATCCGTTTGCAACCCAAATAGTACCTGTACCTGTCGCTCCAATTGCAACAGAAACTAAACACTGATCTCCATAGATAGCAGTGTTTCCACCTACGATTCCGTAACCGGATGCGTTTGTGTATCCTGTGTTAACTGTGTTAACAGATAATTGTACAGTTCCACCTGTTGTGGTAGAAAGTGTTGGTG